ATACGTTTGGATTGTACTCTGGGTGGATATATTTCTTGCTGATGTAATCAAACGACCCATCCTCAAACATGGTGTTGGAAAAGCAAATCCCATAGTCAAACTTCTTTCGACATTGGTACATTATATAGCGTATAAGATGACTTTTGCCCCCTCCCTGCGGACTGTTGACAAGAATCAATGATGGGATTTCAATATTCATGATTTATATCCATATGAGAGATATAAATTATGTAAAAAAATATGCATTGTTTATCCATCTATCTTCACAACCTTCTTTTCAGCTCTTTGTAGTCTTCTGCGTTCATTAATGACATCCTTATTGGCTTCTCGAAGTTTCTTGATCTTTTCTTTATTTTGTTCATAATACTGTTTTTGACGTTCTAGTAATTGATCTTTGTTTTTTTCATAGCGTTGTTTTCTCTCTTCTATGTGTGTTGCATCATATTCCTTTCTTAACTGTTTTGCAAATGGGGTGTTATTGTATTCATTAGTTGTTCTGGTTGGAATGTTCTTATTACAACAATTTGGTGTGTTTTCAATCCAATGTCTCTCTCTAGCGTGTAACTCTTGTTTGCTTTCACAAGGATAATTTTCAACCAAGATAATATCAACGTCCTCATATTTCATAATTTCAAAACTCGTAACATAGTGGTATTTCCCATTCTGATGCTTCTTGTAATCATTTCGATGTCCAGCCAATCGGTCACTAAGATAAGGTTTGCATGTTGAGCCAATGTAGATTTTATCAGTTTGATAGCTCACCAGTTTGTAGATTTTCCCACGGTTATACATATTTTCGTTTTTCTTCTCGATTTCCATTTTTATAATTTATAATATTAATATCTCTTTAAGTGTTTTTATCCATCATTTTAAATAATTCCCATCATCTTTAATTTCATGTAATTAGAAGGTTGTCCACCACTTCCATATTTTTCACCGAGCAAACCTCCTGCAACCATCCCTAATCCATACTCTTCGACGTCTGTTATCGTATTATCGTACGGTTTGTAATTCACATATTTGTAACCCAAGGGCAAAATGAGCTAATGAGTTCCATCCATCAGTAAACAACCCTCTCGTATACGGATATTCATCAGTAATTGAATTGTCATCATACAAGGCTTTATGAATCTTGGTATTAATCAGAATGGCCATGCGAGTAAACTTGTCAATATCCTCCTGTTTAAGTGTTGCTTTGTCAATTTGTGCCTTCTCAAAAATTAAATCACATATTTCTGAAACTGTCTTGTTGTCTGTATTGTGTGTCTTGATCGTGTGGAGGAATAATTCCAGTGGTGTGGATTGGAGCATCTTAACGAATTCATTGTCCGGTAGTATCTGATTGCAAAATGCCTTGAAATTGGTATATCGATTTGTCAAAACATCCATCTATAATCTCAGTAAAGATTATAAATGTGGATAATTTGCGCGATCATAATCGGTGGCGTCTTGACAATATCAATAATAATTTCAACGATCTATAAAATCGTAAAAATGCAGTAATAAATAGTTAGCTCTGTTCAGCTTTTTTCTTTTCATAATTTGCCTTCATTCGTGCACAGATCTGTTCCTTGTTGGCTTCATACCATGCCTTATTCTGTAGACGGCGCTTTTCTTGATTCTTTTCATAATCAACTTTCTTTTGTAATCTAATCTTCTCCTTATTTGCTTCAGAGTATCCCTTTCTCTGGATCCTGATTGCATCTTTATTATTAGCTTGGTATTGTTTGTGATACTCCTTATTGGATTCACGATGTGCAGCATTCCATTCTTGCTTAGTTCTTTCTCTCGCGAGTAATTCATCTTTGTTGTCACATGGATATGATTCAATCAGGGTGATCACAACGTCATCATATTTCATCAAATCAAAAGAGGTCATGTTCGTTCTCTTTCCAGCCAAATATCCTTTGTATCCGCTTCTGTGTTTCCCCAATCGATTACACAAATAACGCTCTGTAGTGCTACCTCGGTTATACTTATTTTCAGAATTACCTTCATCTTTGTTCATCCTCTTCAGTAATAATTATAATGTGACATCTCTTTAAGTAGTTTTTTAGAGGATTCAGAAAATCATTATCTTGTCTAAG